GTCAATGGTGATTCCCGCCGCCGAAACAACGCGGCAAGTTTCTCTATCTGCCTTTGCGAAGGCAATGATTTCATCAGGTGTCAGCATTTTCGTATACCTCCGATAGTTTCGATAATAGGGCGGTGTACTGCTCCCGCTCATACTCCCGCTGTGCAGCGTCCAGCTCTGCCCACGGCTTCCACGGGGCGATCATCTCACCGGTGAACACCACGCCATCAGCACGTGTCCACGTCTGCCCTGCCGGGATGAAGCGGTAGCCCTCGATGTAGGTGTCGCATTTGCCATCGAAAGCATCCGTTTCAACGGAAGTGTACCCGCTTCCGGGGGAAACGTGGCACTTAAACTCGGAATCAATGTAAATCGTCCTCATTTAATCACCACCTTCGAGACCGTGCCGGGAACAGCATAGTATTCAATAGCTACGTAATGCTCTCCCGAAACCGACGATATATCCAGAGAAATTGTTCCCTCGCCGGATGAATCCGCTGTTGTCTCGGCAATAAACGTCGGCGCTGCTCCCGGCGTATCGGTAAGCCCGATTTTAACGTATCCGGGTTTATTGGTGCCCCATGTAGCCGTTACAATGAGCAAGCTATAGGAAGTGATATCGATTTTGTTTACCGTGTTCACGGACGCACTCAGGCCGCTTTGACCGCTGGTATCACGTTTGAACACAATGCCTGTTCCACCAATGGCGACGGTTTCTCTGTTTCCATTCTGAGCTTCCCATCCGCCGGTGATGGTTTCATGCAAGTCACCGGGACTATAAATTTCGCCATCCCACCACGATACCCAGCTGCCGCTCTGATAGCTGTACGCAGTTTTTTCTACCCACGCGCTACCGATATACTGCTTTGCAGCAAGTGGGTATACCTGAATCCCGTTCTTTCTAAGGGCATTGAACTCCACGTTGCTGTAAGTTCCCGTTCGGAGCCACACCATGCCCGCCGCTGGCTCCGTTGGCTCCGTGGCGGAAAATACCCAGCCTGAAATGGCGGTATCCGTATTTACCCAGATGGTATTTTCCCGCGCGGTAGTGGGCTGAGTAGCCCCACCGACTACTTTGAAATTTACACCGCCGCCCGTTCCAAATCCTTCTAGTGCTACATTTCCCATTACCTGCTCACCTCCACGATAACGGGTACGTCCACATCAGGGGCTTCATCCAAGCACACAAACGTTACACTTCCGGCCTCCGTTTTCGCGTATGTAATCGCTGCGCAAGCATCCCGTATAGCGCTGTCGGTGTCCACGTTGCCGGAATAAATAGGCCAGCTTTTCACGCTTTCGTTGCTATCGCCCAGAATGGAACTCAGGAGGATTTTCTGCTTGTACGCGCCGGAATTTGAAGTCCAGCCGGATGCAAGCAACGTCACCTCGTATTTCTTTTTGCTCAATCCGCTGAGCGCATCCGCCGGGGTGGGATTGATTACGTTGGGGCACAACTGATTTGCTAGGCTATCAGGCAGAACAGACGCTTTATTGTAGGGCGTGCCCTCCACAAGCGGTTGGTCGTCTCGCTCAATCGTCACGCTCAGCGTCTGCCCATTCATTGTAAGCTTGTACTGCCCCGGCATTCCCGGTACTCTATCTGTCATAAGGCTCCTTCCCCAGCGTATATTTCACCGCTGTAACGATAAGTTTGCTTAATTCCCGCGATTCTGGAAACTGCGATTTCCAGAACTTTTTCAATGCTGTTTGCTCCATGCCATGTGAGATTTTCCATCGTATTCGGCAGGGCGTTTGAAATAATAAAAATGCTCTTTATCTTTGCCACGTTACCCAGATATCGCGCCATCTGGGACACTACCGGCCATTCTGCGGCGGAGAAATCCCCCGGCAATCCCCAGTCCGTTTTTACCGTTAACTGCTTGGAAACGCCCAAAGACGGGAATTGCTCCACTATTTCCGAAACTGCCGTTTCCACACGGTTCAAGTCCGTGTAGCTGTACAGTCCTTTTTCGTTGCCCAGCAAAGCATCCGATTCCGTTCTATCTGTTACCAGCGCCATCAATAGAGCACCTCCATTCCACCAGAATAAATCTCGCCGGAATACGGCCACACCGATTCAAGCGTTACTTCAATACCCTGAATCTGGATAGAGGCGGTGTGCCCGTTTTGCGTCAGTGTGCTATCCATGGAAGATATAAAGCCGCGCGTAATTGTGCCCCATGGCGTAAGGCTTGAGGCTATGTCTCCCGCTTCCTGCCCCGAAATAACCACCTTTTGAGTTGCTGTCTGCCGCCGCTGTTTGGCCGAATATAGGCGTTCAGCGGCCTCTAGAGCATTGCCGTTGTGAATAAGGGTGCATTCCGATACAGAGGCATAATTGCCGCGTTCCTTCGCCGTCGCTTCCGGATTTAATTTCGTGAACGTCCGAGTAGTGTGCAGGTACGTTTTCGCTGTGAGTTTTACCGTTCCGCTGGCCGTTATCTTCACCCAATTCACGTCGGAACCAGTGATTTCTCCGCCCTCAATCACGTAATCGTAATGGGGAGCAGAAAAGGTAAAAAGCACATTCTCTCCGTTTACTTCTTCCTCGTTCATCAGCGTTTCCGTTACATCCTGCTGGGTGTATGTGTGGGCTATCACTTCCACCCGGGCATATCTCGGCGCGGTTCGCACGTTGCCGCCCAGAAGAATTTCCGATTCCCGGAACCTCTGCGTAACGGCGGACGGGATGGGCAACAGCCGTATTTTTGTGGAATCCTGCGTGGTTACCAGAGCGCCCACAGAAAACGCCACACGCTGTAGCGCTTCTCTCTGGGAGCATACAGGCAGATACCCGGTGACTGTAGAGCTTGCAAACTCCTGGGCAATTTCAAATTCCCAGTTGCTCAGGATATCGGCCACCATTTCGGAAAGTGGCCGCTGGTAATACATCCCGCCAAGAAATTCATCCGCCAACAAGCCGATTGCAGACTGTGCCTCAATGGTGTAATTGGATTCTGCTTTTCGTGTGCTGGATTTGATATACTGGGTAGCTCTCAGTTTCCCATCCTTGTACAGCTCCACTCGCTGGTTCTCCTGCGGTAAAAAGCTCCTGTTCTGCGGGTCGTAAATGTTCACCGACATTGTATCCACCGTGAGTTCACAGATGGAGGGGTCGATTTCATTCACAAGCCGCACCGACGTTATTTCATTCGCCCCAAGTAAAATTGTCCGGCCAACTTCAATTCTTTGAATCTTGGCAAATTGGCCGGGGTGGTTTGTTTTTTTAAGGGTGATTACGATTTTATCGAAGCTTTCCACTGTTTCCAGCAAAGTCCAGTTTGCGCTATCCGGGAAATAATCCTGATTCACAATGAGCGTTTGCCCGTTGTACCACGCTACGTGGATTTCGCTGCACCACTGTTCCGTGGCGGGGGAAAATGTGAATGTAAAGCCCGTAGAACTGTACGGCACCGGGAATGTAATGGTGATTACAGGGGGGCTTTCAAATTGCCCATTCTCGCCGGAACGTGCCGCGCTCCACCAGCCGGGGTGCGGGTCATCCGGTAATAGCTTTCTAGTTCCGTCCAGCCTCCACAGTCCCGGCTCTAACGTGGCGTATGCCTTGCTTTTGCCGCCGGATGCTATGAGCGCATCGGAGGAAAACGCATTCCCTCCGGTGCTTTCCGCTATCATTTTTTCCTGTGCGCCCTCAGGCGCATCAATGTAGTTTATTTCTAAGCTCATACAAGTACCTTCGGGGCTTGCGCCGTAAAGTTTATCTTGATTTCTCCCCACTCCACGCCGTTGCTGTGCAGCCGCCGGATAGGCTGAGTTCCAGTAGTGACGTACATCCTTTGTGTAAGCGTCTGCTGGTTGTAGGGGAATACGCATACGTGGGATGCTACTGGTTGGCTTATCGCCTCCCAGAAAGCGTCCAGCGCCTCCATATCGCCCTTATCAGCTACCACCATTGTGTAATTGTAGTACGTGCCGATTGGGTCGCGGTAGATGTTCCCATCCTGTGTGGTGCTTGCTGCAATGGCATCCTTTACGGAGAAAGAACGGCTCAGCGATAGCACGGAAACATTGTATTCCACGCCATCGAGAAGAAATTGAACAATCACATAATCACCTCTTTAGCAAGGCTTGTCCCGCGCCGCTGCGCTTCTGATTTGATCTCCGGATACAACGCGCGGACGAACTGCGCAAGAGTTCCCTCGAAGTTCACCTCCGTGGTGATGTTGATTTCTCCGATTTCCTCACGGACGATTTTTCGGAGTAAATCCTCGGGGGCTTCCAAATTCGTGCCGTTCCGTTGATCGCCAAGAACGGCCATAAACGGAGCGTTTGGAGGAATTACCGCACCAGATGCAAGGTAGGGAATGCCCATAGCCGCATCCGAACTAAACAGAGCTTGCGGGGAAACTGCGGCGGGGTTTCCAGATCCACCGGATTGTGGGCTTGCGCCGTTTTTGATGGTAACGGTGAATGTCTTCCCCTGCAAACTGTTAATCTTGGATTGTATATTGGTAATATACTCATTCACTTTGTCGTACATATTTTTCCATGCCGTTTCATTATCCGTTTGCATGGTGGTAAGCGTACCAGACAACGTAGTACCGATATTTTCTATCGATGTTTTGAGCGGCGATTCAACGTTAGTCTCAAACCATTTCCCTACACCTTCCCACTTGCTTTTCAACGTCTCCGCGCCAGTGGTGGCCATGTCCTCAGTGGCTTTCTGGACGGATTCCATTCCTTCGGTGGTGGGGGTGACAAACTCGTTTGTAATTTGCGAGCCAGAGGTTGATGCAGCGTTACCGACTTCTGTAATTCCGGTTTGAGCTTCTGCCATTACGCTTGTTATAGCCTCAAATTCAGCCCTATTCGCCGCAAATTCTTCATTAAACGCCGCCACTTGATCTTGAGGCATTTTTACAGCCGCCGCAACCTCCGCCATAGATTCCGTTGAGCCGTCCGCCCACTTCTGAATTGCTTCCGTAGCAAATCCCATATCCATAGCTTTTTGCAGATTCTCGCGGTATTGCGCCATTGCCAAAGTGTTATCTATCATATTTTGGCGCATAGCTTGATACGTAGTAGCCGAAGCGCTACTCGTTTTATCAAAAAGCCCAATGGTGGAATTCAAAGAATCCGCTGCCGATTCTTTAGCATTCTGGAATTCTTCGGCAAGTGCTTTTTGTTCCTCCGTAAGTTCGCTTGTGGCTTCGGCGGCTTCATTTTGCGCGTCGGTGTATTGGCCTGTAGTTTCTGTGACGCCGCCTAGCTGGTTTTCCAGTTCAGCTAATAGTGCATCCTGTTCGGAAACAGCGTCATTTGCGGTGGCAATTTCTCGGTTTAAGTCTGGGATTTCGCTTCGGCAATCAACGTATGATTGAAGCAGTGCTTTGGTTTCTGCGGTTAGCCCCGTTACGTTCCCATTTTGCGTCACAAATACATCAGCCAAATGATCGAGTTCCTCGGCAGTATATCCAAGCTCGTTTTGCAGCTGGGTTTGCACCGATTCAAATTCATTTGTAATTGCTATGAGGTCTGCTTGTGCCTCGTAAAGATCAAGCGTGGCCTCTGCCTGAGCTTCCAGAATAGCGGAATAGCGCTTTTCCTTGGCCGCATACAGTGCCTTTTGCTTCATGGCGTCGATGTTTACCAACTGCGCCTTGCTGTTCGCTGTAAGCAAGCCGGTTTGCTCGTCAATCTGTAAATTCAGCTCAGGGTATATCTCATTCAGCAAATCAACGACGGTAGCATAGTCCCTCGCGGCATCCGCCGACGTTGATACTTGCGGGGCAAGTTCTTCGAGCTCCTGCTTGAGCAGATCAGCCTTGATTGCGTTCCGCTCTATCAGTTGCTCCGATTCCTCATACTCCGTATTTGCAGTATTCAGCGCGTCGGTGAAGTCCTTCATGTCCCCCGCAAGGTCTGCGGAGGCGGATGTTTCGGACATTCTTTGCAATGCGCTGGTGATACCCTGAATAATGGGAGTAAGTCCCTCTAGAATCGGAGTGCCGATTTTTGCTAGGAACTGCTTCCACGCCTCCGAAAGCTCGCCGGTAACGTTCGTCCACTGCTCAGCCTCGCGCGCCGCCTGCCCGATTGCGCCGGATGCTTCGTTGCCAGCCTCCACCATGGAAAGTAGCACATCAACCTTTTGCGATTCGGAAAGCTCTTGGAAAGATTTCGCATACTTCTTGTTTGCGGCGGTGTTTCGCGTGGTTTCCGTGGCGGCAATGCCCAGAGCGGCATCATTAGCGTAGTTGCCCTTTAGGAAAGATAGCAAAGATTCTGTAGTTTCCTCTACCGATCTATCGTAGTACGCCGCGCTATCCGCAGCCGCTCGAAGCGCACGGGACGCAATATCCATAGCGGCTTCCGTATCGCCACCGGCTGATTTCGTAAATGCAAAAATCTTTGTAAAAGAGCCTTGCATCCGCGTTGCGGTAATGCCGGTTTCCTTGGAAATGGAATTCAGGGATTTTCTGGCTTCCTTCTCAACGCCAGAAAAAGTCTGCTCAAACTGGGCATTGGAAGCGGCCACATCTGCCGCCGCTGCAACGGCCTGTTTTCCCAGCTCCACAAGTTCCCGTGCAATGGCTTTCAGCGTACCGATAAGGGCTTCGGCGGATAAGTGCGCCTTGAACATATCCTTGAAAGAATCGCCAGCGCCTTTTGCCTTGTCTCCTGCGCCTTTGGCCTTGTCGCCGGTATCCTCAATCTTTTCGCCCGCGCCCTTGGCTTCCTCGCCGCTTTCTTTTATCTTTTCGCCAACATCTTCGAGGCCACCAGAGGTTTCCTGCGCCCGCTCTTGAATCTCATAAAGATTCTCAATAATATGGTGAGAGCCTGTTTCGGAATCGGATTTCATGGCATCCCACGCCCGTGCAAGCGCCTCTTGCTGATTGTATCCAAGTTCCCGGTACACGCTGGCAATTTGCATTGCCCGCTGTTTCTCACTCAGGGAATCGTTTGCACGAATCGTTTCGATCTTGGCGTATGCGGATTGGTAGCTTGCTGGCAGCTTCTCAAATGCTTCCTTATAGTTTACCTTCTGGAATCCCTTTTCGATGGTGTTGGCGGCCTTTGCTGCCGTTTCCGCCGTCTTGGTGAAAAGCCCTTGCAGCTCGTCAGTGCCTTTTTGCACGCCTTGCGTATCAAGCTTAGAATCGATTAAAACCTGCCCGTCTGACATATTTAGCCACCACCTAACAAGCCCTTGATTTCTTCCCGTGCCTGCCGCACTGCGTCGGTATCCTTGTTTTTCAGCTCCACAAGCTTCCGGTTCTCGCGGTAAAATTTCTTTTCGGATTTATCCAGCTTTTCGCCTGTGGAAAGCTTGTTTCTGATTCTGAGCACCGTGCAGAACAAGCCTTTATCAATGCTCATGAACCAGCCGTACACCGTCCACCAGTGGATATCCGGGGACAGTCGGATTTCCTGCCCGGATACCTGATTTAGCGCCGGAATGATGATATCCGCGTCCTGCTCCCAGTCCATCAGTTTAGGCCGAATCTTCCCGTCCGGTTCTCTGCCGCAATCCAGAAACCACCGTGCCTTTTCTATCGCTTCCGGGATATCCGCTGACGGAATCCGCGCCCACTGAGGGAATATGCGGCACACCATGTTTGTGACTTTTTCCGCTCTCCCTTTTTCGGGGTCGCTCAGCTCAGCTAGTGCGGCAATGGCATTTTTCCACCCGTAGTTAATGGGGTAAGCCACCTCCCCGACAAGCAGGGAGGTGGGGAGATCATACGCGGCCATTACACCGCACCATCAGCCGTAAAAGTAAACGCTCCGTCCGCAACCGAAACGGAACCAATAGTCCTTTCGCCGCCGTAGGTAACATTGATAGGCATGGTGAGGTTGCCGCCGCCATCGCCGCCCAGACTGCTGATTTCCACGGCGCACGCCTTGTAACGCTCTGCAAAGAACTTCGTGGTGCCGTCGCTGTACACGTATTTATGTACAATCAGCATATCATTGTTGGACATTGCCTGCGGGTTCTGGTCTCTCACGCCCTGATTCCAGATCTGGATAGCGGCCTTGTCGCCGCCAGAGATTTCCCATCCGTCAAAGCTCTGGGTAATGATGGGCTTTTTCATGCTGGAATAGGCGTTGCCGATGATATCCTGATTGGTTTCGCGCTGCCAGTCGAAGTCCTCCTGCCCGCTGTAAACGCGGATGCCAACGGGCGCCCACTCGGGGGCAGTAGAAGTGCCGACGTTCAGATTCGCAATCAGCGTTTCACGCGCAATGGTAACGCCATCGGCAACATTAAAGCTCAGATTATCAGCCATATTTCTTTCCTTTCTGCGGATTTACCGCCTTGTAAATTCGTGTGTGTAGTTCACAGTGATTGGAATTAGCCAATCCTGCGTTTTGTTTTCGTTTGGTTCGAGCGCATAGGAGTTAAAGCGCACGGCCTTTGTGATTTTCCGGCTTCCGGTAAGGGGTGGATATGCTTCCAGCTGGTACAGCTTGCCGCCTATCGTCACCGGCTCACGGCACGCCCAAGCGCCCAGCTTATCAAGGAAGTCGTTTGTCCCGGCTTTCACGTACTCGCTGGTAGCATCGGTGCGATACACCACGTAAAATGGGAACTGGCATTCCTGCCGGATGTTGCCGACAATATCGGATTTCTCGGAGTACACCAGCGTTCCACTTTCCGGCTCCATAGAAATACCCCCGTCTTCAGGCAAATCACTTCTTGAGATGACCCGCCCGTTCAGACCGGGGTATTGATTCAGCAGCTCCACTACGGCGTCTTTCAGGATTTCAAATCCTTCGCCGTCAACGCTTATCGGTTTTGGTGTGTCCATTATCCAGCGCCGACCTCCTTTTTCACCAGCTCGACCCACTTGTCACAGTCTTTACTTTTGGCTTTGTCAAACCATTGGCTAGTCCTGCCGTTTGAATAGGTCAGGCTCTTTCCTGTGGATACCTTCTTTTCACCCTTTTTAGCCCACGCAGAGCGGGATTTTTCACCAACCATGACGTTTCCTTCATACAGGAACCGCCCGGTAGGAGCTACGCCAGCCACCACCTGCCCAGATCCAGCGATAGCAGCAGACGCGGCCTTTGTTTCGTTGATGAATTGCCCCGTCAGCATTGGCATAAAGGGAACCATAGAAGTCATAATGGCGCTATCAAGGGTGAACTGCGCACGGTTGAAATTGCCCTCCAACCGGCTCATATCCACCTTAATGTCCACGCCATCCACGACGATGGAGAAGTCCTTGAAGTGGTGTATTTTCTGCGCCATATCATTTCCCCCATACCTCAACCAGCGGAATAACGGAGTGCCGGGAGACAGACGAAATTGTGAATACGTTATCCTTCGTGCGGTTCATGTAGGCGTAGAATCCTTCATTTGTCCAACGTTCGTCGGAATCCGCCACAATGCCACCATCCCATTCACCATTCCAGAAAAAATCGCCTGTGGGGCTGAATGTAATGGAATCTTCGTTCCCATCCCATTCTTTAGGCTCCAACAGGCGTTTCCCTGCGATATTGACCACGCCGTCTTTTTTCTGGTAATGAATTCCCACGTATGCGCTATCTTTCGATTCCGCGCCATACTTGGCAAGAATTGCGGCACGATCTACATTAAGATTGCAATTCTTAATGATGGTGGGGTACCACGTAGCACCTTTCTCACGGTCTCCGGGCTTGCGATTGAATACAGTAACGGTATTTTTGTACATCACAGCACCTCAGGATATACGCCCATGTACAGAAGATTCACGCCGTTTGCATCCTCCACGCCGGACAGACCGTCACGAACGATATTGAAAAGCATTTTCCGCTTAGCGGCGGTATCCTTCACAGCAACGTCTATTGCCGTTGTGCTGCCCTGCCCTTCCATGTAAGATATCGCCTCGTTCCCGGCTTCCACGCGGGAAATGATTTTCCGCTGCAATCCGTTTTCGGTTTCAATGTACCCTCTGCTCATGTTGGCGGCCTGTTCCGCCTCATAGATTTGGTACAGCGTATTCACCAGCTGAGCAGCGGTAAATTTCACGGCATAGGCTGAATCCTCGTCCACGGGGAACGCCTTTTTCAGCTTCCGCACGCTATCAATGCCAGTTGTATATTTATCCATTGTACGGCAAGCCTCTATTGCCAGCCGCTCATAGATGTTTTCATCAATTGGGGAGTACCACCGTATATAATCCTCAAACGTGATATACATTGGCCGCCGCCTCCTGCTGCTCCAAAAATTCCGCTATGATATCTGCTTTCTTGGCCTTTGTGATGCTATAGCCCAGCTTCGCAGAAAGAGCCTTGATCTCCGGTATTGTCAGTTTTTCAAGGCTCTCCTGCGTATAGCTTGCCATTGAGCTATAGCCGGTTAACCCCCCTTACTTTCTCCGCCGCCGGCGGCCGCCGCAATGATCGCCGCCATATCCTTGTTCAGCGTCTTCACGCCGCAGATCATATCAATGGAAATGGTATCGGTTTTGGTGGTGATGTTGTAGTCCTGCACCACGCGGAGGCCAAAACCGTCGTAGTTCACAATCGCTGCATTTGCCGCGCCCTGCGGCAGAGCCAGAGGCCGGGTAACGAATGCGAAAGCGTTTTTGTGGAAAGCCAGTCCCAGAACGCCCGCAGTGTCCGCGTTCTGGTCAACGTAGAAGTCCATTCCGAACTTCCGGCCAAGAGACGCTTCACGCAGCGCAGTACCCGCGTCGCCCACCTTCTCGGCGCTGATGAACAGGTCGGTTTTCAGCAGCTTCGTTTCGGTATCGGTGTTGTACACAAACCGGCGCTCTGTCAGCGGGGTTGCGGACTTGGTGAGGTATGCCCGCGCGTCAATCACGTCGTTCTTGATATCGGTGGTCGCCGTCACCTTGTTGGTGATACCGGATGCGAGGCCAAGCAGATAGCTGTCAACCTTATCGGCGAACGCCTGCATAGCGGGGACAATGAACTGCGTGGAGAAGCTCGCAATATCCATCGTCAGCTCCTTTGCGGTGACTGCGAAAGATACATCAAGGAGCTTATCCATTTTCACGGGAACGCTGCTTTCGGTAGCATCCTGCACCGAAATAGTTCCGGCAAACTCCTTTGCCGTAAAGGTTGCGGGCTTGCGGATGGTGATGGTATCGCCCACACCGGTGACAAACTCGCTGGAATAGTCGCGGTGTACCAGATTTGCCATAACTGCGTTGTTCCGCAGCACCATAAGGGCTTCACGGGCGATAATGTCGGGGGTAAGAATCGTATTTGCCATAAATAAAAAACTCCTTTACTTCTTTCTTGCGGCGATATAGTCCGCCATACTCATTTTGCTGAGGTCTGTTTGCTGGCCGCCTCCGCCATTTCCGGGATTATCGAAGCGCGCCGCGCCGCCGTTATCTTCAAAGAGGTATCCGCTATCGGTGCGCAGTGCATCCAATGCGGCTTTCATATCCTCTTTCTGATTCTTGCTATTGCGCAGAGCATCAACATCCAGAAGCGCAGTAATAGCCTTAGCGTTCTTGCCTTTGGCTTCGGAAATCACACCGGCCAGAAGCTCGTTGAATTCCCGGTCTTCCCGCTCCTTCTTGTAGGTGGCCTCTGCCTGTTCGTGCTTGAGTTTCCACGCGTCCCGCTCCTTCACGATAGCGTCAAAGTCTTTCCCCTCGAATCCCTTGAGCGTGGTCTCGGCGGCTTCTTTGGCTTTCTTCTCGGTGTTCAAATCCTCGGTGAGACGGGTTACCTTTTTCTCGAATTCGGCAACGGTTTTATAGCTTTCTGCCACTGCCTTGTTGAATTCGGCGAGCTTGTCTGCGGGAATTTCAATTCCGAAATCCTTGCAGATTTCAACAATATTCTTCATAAAAAATCCTCCTGTACCGTATTTATCAACCGCCCGTCGGCGGTAATGGATTGAGCCGGGATAAACCTCCGGCGGGGTAGAAATGACGCAGGCGGCGGGGTTTGAACCCGCGAACCCATATTGAAATAATGGAGCTGACCCTCCCAGCTTCCGCCTGCATGTGTATAAAAATTGCCAGAGTTGAAACAAATCAGCTCTGGCAATTTATTCAATTATTCCTTTTCTGCGTTGTACTTCCTAGCCGCAGCGGTAGCTTTTGCGGCTTCACTGCGATTCCATAGGGCTATCGCGATTCTGTCCGCTCTTTTTTTCTGCCCGGTTTCCTTGCAATAAGCGTTGTATGCTTCATTCTGCTGCTGCAATAAAGCAGATTTCTTGCGGTACTCCTTTTCAAAGCCAACCCGTTCATCCTCAGATAGCGCTTTGTCCATGGCCGTCCTCAGCCCCAAAACTTTCCGTTTTGTATCCCTGATTCTCCGCTCCATGGCGCGTTGCTTCTGCTCCTTCTCGTACTGCTTTTTGTTTTCCTCGCTGTCGTAATCCTCAAACGGGTTACCTTGCCCGGGGAACCACACTGAAAAATTGTGGCGGCAATTCGCCCCACATAGCCCCGTTACTGTGCCGTAGTGGGTGGATGAAACGAAATCTGGGTATTCTGTGCTAGGTACGCGGCTATAGATTTTCCCCTGCCACACCTCGTGCGTCGGCCTTGCTCCCAGATGGGAAGAAACAATTACAAGATTTACGCCCATTTCGTCCATTCTCGCAAGCTGTATTCTAGCCGAACCTTGAGAAATGCCGGTGCGTACCGCCCGCGCCGTGGCAACCTCTATTGTATCCTTGTGCACGCGCTCTGTTCCGTCGCTCCCGATTTTGGTATACTTGATATATACACCATCGGAAATAAGCCGCTCCACGGCCTCCCTGACGGCCTGCACGGGCGAAATTGCCCCGGACATGGCTCTCATATACGCTTCGTCACACAGCTGTGTAAACGTCTCTTGCACCGCGTCGGCGGTTGTGGCCGTGAAGTTCTTCCACTCTCCGAGCGTCTGCTCATATGTATCTTGCATAAGCTTTTGGAGATACGGCGATTGCACAAGCGGCGTTGGATTCAGCCCAGTTTCTCGGTATATCGCATCATCGTATTCCAGTGCCTTTACTCCGGCATCCTCCATAGCCGCCGCGATTTCCGTTTGCATTTTCCCGGTAGCTTTTGCAATCTCTTTTTGGATATCGTCCAAGAGATAGCCAAGCTGTTGCAGCGTTTCGATCTGGTATTTATCCAGAGGGGTGAGGATATAGCCATCACCACGCCCGAACCGAATCAGAACGCGTTCTATAATCCGATTCATAATATTCTGGTGCAGTTCTTCCGCAATACCCTCCGCCGGTTCAACGGCGTGGAGTAGATAAGAGGGGGTAAGCATTGGCTATTCCTCCGCTCCAAATAACGTCGGCGTTTTCGGCTGAGCCGCATTTTCCAGTGCCTTTGCCTCCTGCTCTGTGAATCCCTCGAAACGTACCAGATAATACCAGAATGGGACTTTCCCCGCCTGAACATATCCGTACCATCTGGCCTTTTCCTCGTTGGCCGAATATGTGATATCCCCGAAGTCATAGGCCACTTCATACGCGCCAGCCGGAGCAAGGCCGTACAAGTCAGCGAACGCATTCAACGCGTAAATAAGGCAATCCAAGCAGTGCTCTAGGCTATCCCGGACGGCCTTGATCGTCTGAATTGTACGCTGCTGGTCGGCTTCTACTTGCGTCGCCGTCTGAATGCCACCGGACTGATTAAAAACGAAATAGCCGTTTGAGAATCCTGCCTTATAGCCGATCTGGCTGAGCAGGGCGTTCAGTCCCGTAAGTCGCGCATCGGTGTTCAATGTGGGATTGATTTCGTGGTAAATATCGCTCTGCGTGGTGGTATCTCCGTCCACGAGATTGATATAGTTCGGCATCCTCACACGCCCGAGCGCGTTCTCCGTTTTCGCCCTTTCCCTGAAATCAAGCATCCGATCTTTATCCACCATCACAGTGCGCTTGCTATCAAAGATTTCGGCTGAATTTCTGGAATATGCAATATCCAAGTCCCGCAGCTCCTGCACGGCCTCAGAGAATGCAGGCAGACCATAAGGGGAACTGATTACGATATTGTTTGCTTGCGGCATCCGGAACGCCGCGAACAGGGGCTTTTCAATATTCGCCACGGTAGCTTCTTCCGCCAGCGCCGACCACGGCGTTTCGGAAATGTCAACAGGCTTTCCGGTATCATTCTCCGATGGGCTTACATAGCATTTATTCGTGATTCTGTATGCGCCGCCCTCGAACCGGTGGTATTCCAGCCGGGTGAACCACTTATCCCCGGCTCTCTGCTGATTGTAGAAAACTGCGCCGTCAATTTCGGCGTTCGTCACGTGGGTAATATCAAATT